AGTATGGTCAACTAGATGCTGATATGGCAAATGCAGTTGCTCAACTTAGTGGTGCTACAAAAGAGTGGAAACAGGCTTTTGCTGAACACAAGGCTTATCAAGTAAATATTGGTAATGACTATACTAACTGGGCTAACAATAATCATCCACCTAAAGATGGTGGTGCTTGGTCTTATATAATTCCATTTACATTAGCATTACCTACTCTTGGTGCAGCCGAAGTAACAACTTCTAAAAATGGTAAAAAATGGTTAGTAAGTAATCCTAATCCTTTTTCTAAAGACCAATACGTAAGCCCATCTGGCGCTATTAATTTTGCAGCAGCAATAGCCTTTGACCCATTGACCTATGTAACTGGTGGTACTTCTAGGGCTTTAACTCAAAGCGGTAAGTTAGCAGAAAAGTTTAATAATTCTTCTCAATCTACAATTCAAAAAGTAGATGAACTATTTCAAGTTCCATCTTTTGCTTCTTATCACACACGGCTTGCTGAAAATATAACTGAACTTCGTGAAGCCAGACGTGCTAAAAATTATGTTGAGGCTGGTGTTATTAGAAATAGGATTGCTAATAACTTTCCAGAATATGATAATGATGAAGTTATTAATCTTTTAACTACTACAAAAGTATTAGATGATTCTGAAAATCTTGTAAATATAACAGATTTACCAACTATGCAAAAATTCTTTCAACGTGGAGAATATGCAAACTATCTTGTAAATGCTAAAGTTAATGGTGGAATGTTTTTTAAAGAAAACAACGTGGCCCTTGAGCGTAGAACAAGAAGTATTACAGATGGTTTACGTTCAATGTATGACCAAACATTTAATGGTATTGAACGTAGAGTAATTGAAGGTCAAGCACCTATACCGCAAAAAGTAGAAGATAACTGGTTAGAATTTGAAAAATATTTTGCTGACCAATTAAAAATTAGACAGTATGATTCTGGTTTCCAAGCAAGTATAATAGACCCTAATAAAGATGATGTTATTAAAACTCTTACAAATTCAGAAAAGAATTTTAAAAAAGCCGTAAGTAATGCCTTTGCAATACAACCAGCGCAAAAACAAATCTTTTATAAAGATGGTTATGTAGAGCGTTCTCTTAATGAATTTAGAAATTTTAGTCGTCTTTTAGTTGGCGATAAACTAATGGCTAATGCTTTAACTGAGCGTTATTTATTAATAGAGCCAGAAGAACGTCTTAATATGCTTCACAGTTTATACAATTTGTATTTAGATAAAATTGGTTTTTCTAATACAGCAGATGGTATAGCACGTAAGCGTGCTATATTAGATGGAATATTTGGTGGTCAAGGATTTGGACCAATACCAGAGTTTAAAATCCCAAAGCAAATGGATTCGCCATTATTGGCTAATCGTTTTGGTGGACCTAGTCAAATACTGCACACAACACCTGGCATATCTATGCTGAATTTTGACCAACTATTAACAGAAGTTTATAATTTAAATGAAGGAAATGTTAATCAACTTCTTCGTTATAAAGGAACTGGTGGATTAACAAACAATGCTATTTCTAGGGCTGCCAATAAAGCCTGGGCATTCTTTTTATTAATTCCTGACCTTGGTTGGAAATCTGCTGCTGACAACGCATTAGTGTATGGTATGACAGCACAACCAAAACAAATACTTTCATTTTTTACTGGTAGAGGTAAAGCAGGAAGTAAAGCCATTGCTGCTTGGAGTGGTTCAGAAAAAACTCAAGGTTTAATTAAATCTAGAATACTAGATGTTTTTGATAGAAATCCTGCTAAATATGTTTCTCCAGAAAAACGTAAAGCAATGCAGGCTATTCAAAAAGTAGATACAAGTTACACTACTCCTAGTGGTAGGGTAATTAAAAGTTCTGAATTAGTTTCTGCTGATGAATTATTTGGTGCGTCATTTGAGGAACGTTTAGCATCTACAGTTATGGCTAAATACGGCAGTAAATTAACACCTGAAGAAAATGGTTGGTTTGCTGAACTATTAATGTACAACAATCAATCTATTGAATCTATGGTTCAATCAACAGTTGCTGCTAATTTTGCTAATACAATAGTTGATGGAACTGTTGCTGCTGAAATTTATGGTAAGTCTACTTTGTCAGAAGCCTTAGAGGCTGCTGGACGCAAAGCAACTGGTACTTATAAAAATGATATTTATAATGATTTAATAGATTCAGATAAAAACCTTGTACATTTTTCTTCTTTCTATAAATACTTTGGAAAGAATATCTGGAAAAATGTAGACTTTGGTTCATTGTTTGTGCGTAATGGAGCACTTAGAACTGCAGACAATGTAAATTCTTATGTAGATGATGCAATGAAACGCATTGGTTATACTAAATCTGATGCTGGTAAATGGACTGTACCAGAAAATAATGCTGTAAGAGTAAAAGAATTTAATAGTGAGTTTGGAAAAACTTCTAGTTTAAGAGCAACTGGTTTAACAGATGCAGAAATTACTGAATCTATTGTCCGTTACTCTGCTGCTGAAATGTATACCGTATTTCACGGTAGTGCAGATGTATTTAATGAGCGCCTTTACTCAGCAATTACAAATAAAATACAAAGCGGTTTAGAAAAAGTAGCAAAGTCTCGTCAATTCCGTGGTAAAGATGCTATGCGTCGTACCGCCATTGGTAAAGAACTTGTAACTTTATCTCCAAAAGAAATAGCACGCCGACAAAAATATGAAACAGAACGCGGATTAGCCTCTAGTTATGTTCGTGGTATGTCTTTTCAAGAGTTTGAAGAATTAGCCAAAGGTTTTGGATTGCAAGGTACAGTAAGAACTGACATTGATTTTCCACTTATGGTAAATCCACAATCTTGGTTTAAGAAAAATGGCAATATTGGCTGGGAAATGATGGACCGCCAAATAAATGATATCTTTTCAACAGATGCTTTTAGTATTGGATATCTTGAAGCACGTAGAAGTTTAAAGACCGAACAAGCAACATATACAGCCAGCCTTATTAAACAAGGTATATCTCCAGAAAATGCTATTATTCAGTCAAGTATTTATTTTCAAAATAAGGCTGCTCAAAATTCAATTAACAATGTTTTAAAATATGTAGATAACCCAGAGGTTAAAACACAATTAGCATTTAATCTTCGTGTTGCTGGACGTTTTTACCGAGCAGTAGAAGATTATACAAGACGTTTAGTTAGATTTAGTACTCGTCATCCAGAAAGAGTTTTATATCGCCTAGGTCATTTTAGTCAGGCTATGGATGGTAGTGGTATGACATACACAGATGACAATGGCACTGAGTATGTATTAGTACCTAATGATGGTGTTTTCTGGAGAACAGTAGCACCAGCCTTTGCTGCCGTAATGAATCCACTTGGAACAACGCAAGCAGTACTTGGACAAAATTGGGACTTCTTTAAACAACCAGCCTGGAATCAATACACATTAAAGATATCTATGTTGAATCCAGGATATGCAGAAGGTTCAGGTTTACCTACACTTACTGGTCCAACAATTGCAATTCCAGTATTAGGTGCTAGACAATTATTAACAACTGCTGGTACACAATTAAAGTCTCCTAAATTATTAGAAGTAGCAGATGGTTTAGATAACTGGTTACTTGGACCGCAAAGTGATAACACAACCTGGCTTCGTGGTTTAATACCAACTAATTTATTAAATGCTTACGGTACATTACCTATAGCCGATAAGACTGGTGCAATGGCTACTGCTATTTATCAGGCTGGTGCTTATTTACAAGTTAATGATAAAACCAGAATGAAACCAGAAGATTATGGTAATGAAAAAAAATTAGGTCAATATTATGACCGACTAAGAACTCAGGCTTTTAATGTTATTGCTACTAAATTAGGATTTAATATTCTTTCTCCTGTGCCACTAGGTACAACAGAACCAGGAATTTTACCTGAGTTACGTGAAGTTGGAATAGTAAGTTTCCGCCAAGAGTTTAGCGATATTCTTCGTGGCGTACTTAGCGTTAATGCTGAATATGGATATAACTTGCAGGACCCAATTGGTACTGCAGTATCTATCTTTGCTTCTGAGAATCCAGATAAATTAGTTTTTACAGTTAGTAAGAATAGCCAAGAGGCTAGAAAAGCAATTAACTATACTCAAGAAACTAAAAAATGGGCTATAAATAACGTTAAGTTATTAAAAGAATATCCATCAGTAGGTTGGGTATTTGCCCCACATATTGGTGAGTATGACCCATCTGTAATAAACTTTTTACAGGCTACTGATTTAATATCTGAAAAAACAAATGTTTTTGATGATGACAATGCAGTACTAAGAAGATACTTGACAGAGTTGGCTGCAGTTAAAGACCGTCAATTATATTATGATGTAGACCGAGAAGTTCAACGTTTACTTAATGACCCAGAAAATCCTGAGCGAAATAACTTTATGTATCGTAAAGACCTTATGGAAAAAGGTAAAAATACCAAGGCAATGATTATGGCTGGTAATGCAGCCCTTGCCGAAGTATTAAAAAATAGCGACTGGAAAAACAGACAGTCTTTGTTAGGACGATTTAATAATCTTAACTATATGGCTAATGACCCAGAAGTTATAAAGTTAATGGAAAAAGAAAAGAATGACCTTGTTGTATCTAATCTACAAAAGATGACAGCATTGACTAATCGTATGCTAGTTGTTCTTGAAGATACAAAAATTCGTGGACAGTTTGGTTCAGAAGAAACATTGGAAAAAGTTTACCGAGATGGGATTAATAATTTGGAAAATATAATGGGTGCAAATTTAACTCTTGGTCACGCATATACCCACATTATTAGACCTTTATTAGATGATGTTTACACTACCCCAACAGTAGCGATAGCGAGACAATAGTGAAGAATAATCTCCAGTATTATATTAATGAAATACGACGCCAAAACCCAGGGCTATCAGATAAAGATGTAAATACTTATGCTAATAAGTTTTATAAGATGGACCCTAATTCTGATTATACTGGAAAGCGTACTAAGGCAGACCCTGCATTTAAATTATTTAATGCTAATGCAAAGGCTGGAACTACTGCTGCTGCTAACGTAACTCCTGCACCTACTCCTACAAAAGAAACTAAGGTTAACGAGTCTTTAAATCAACCACAATTTTCACCTATTGGTTCTGGTATACAATCAAATTTTAAACAATTCGTTGACGGTACACTTAATCGTAATGCTGGTGGTCCTGGCTCTATTAGTACAGAACCATTTATTACTGGTCGTTCAACTCCTGAACAACCAAATCCTAAACCTATAGCAATTCTTCCCACTAATGATGGTTTAGGATTTATAGTTTCTGATTTAGATAGTGCTGTTAATGATTATATTAGCAGAATTCCTCGTGGTGAAGAAGAATATTACAAAAAACAATTACAAAAATATTATTCAAGTCCTTCAGAATTTAGAAAATCTATAGCAGGTGGTCCTGTTACGGACAAAGATATTGCTTTTTCTAGAGCGGTTAAATCAGCACTTCAAGAAATTACTGTAAATAACTTTGATGCAGGTGTTCAGGTTGGTACAGGTTTAGAAAATAAAACCATACTACAAGGTAATTCTGCTGGCTTTTATAGTTTTGATAATTGGATTGCAAGTCGTATAAATACACAACCAATTAGTGAAAGTGCAAGAAGTAGTGGTTTAACTACTAAGGCTGATGCGTTAGCAGAGTTTAGACGTACTGTTCAACAATATGTTGGTGATTTTGATTTAGTAAATAACTATGATGCCTTGGCTGAAGCATATTGGCAAAAACTTCATAAAGAAGAACTGGCAAGAGTAAGTCAAAGCACAAGCGTTACTAACCCTATTACTGGTAGTAGAACTAGTAGAAGTACATCTTATAATCAATTATCTGAACAAGATAGATTAGAGATGCGTATTAATTTTATTACCAAAGGTGCTATGGACAAAAAAGGTAAAGTAATAAGCACTGGTATTAGAGAAGCAGAACCACTAGAACTGCAAGATGCTGGTGGTACTATTGGTGATAACTATACCAAACTAAAAAGTTATGCTTATGATTACGGTGTAAAATTATCAGATGCTCAAATAAAAGAAAAAGCAGCCGAGTCTTTATTGCCAGGTGGTTCTATAGATGAACAAAAAAGAAGTATTCAAATGGCTTCTCGGGCTTTATATAAAGGTTTAGATTCATACATTCAGGCTGGTTTAAAAGTATCTGATGTTGCTGACCAATACAGAAATCTTAAAACTACCGAATTAGAATTAGCAAATGGCTCTGTAGATATATTTGATACAGATGTTCAGTCTGCTTTGACTGCAGATAAGTTGATGGACCCAATGACTTACACTGGTTTGCTTCGTCAAAATCCAGATTGGAAATACACAAGAAAAGCCAATGAATCTGCAGCGGGTCTTGTAGATACAATTCTTAAAACTTGGGGGGTTGTAGGTTAAATGGGTTATTTAGATAATCAAAATTGGGAAAGAAATTATAATGCAAAAAATCAATATGGTGCCCCAACTGAAACAGTAGTTATTGATGGAAAGTCATATACTGGAGTAAATCCAGGTAAAGGTAGACCACCTGCTGCTACAGAAATAGGAATGGTTTCACCTTCATCTGGTTTAACAATTACTGGTACTGAACGTAATGCTGCTAAAGAAGCAGAAGCCAGAGCAATAGGTTATACTTCAGAATACATAGCATCTCGTGGTGGTATTAATGCACAGGGATATTTTAATGATACACCTCTATCTGGACAGTTAAGTGCTGCTGAACAAAAACAAGTAAGAAAACCAGATGGTAGTACTGATACTACGGCTATGGCTCGTATTCTTCAAGAAAAACAAATAAAAGAATTAGTTGCTCAAGGAGTTTCAGAGGCTGATGCTTATAAAAGAGTAACTAGCCAATATGGTCAATATGCTATTTCTCCTACAGCATCAGCAGGTGGTTATGATGCTAATGGTAAACCAGTTGCAGGCGGACAGTATGATGCTTCTGGTAAATTTGTAGGTACTACTGCGGGTGGTACTACCGTTGGTGGTGCTGATAATGTATCTCAAGAAAAGCGGGACGCTTTTGCTCTTGTAGAACAGACTATGCGTAGTTACGGATTTAATCAAACAGAGTTAACTGAAATATTAAATTATGTTAAGACTGGTTTATTAGACCCTAGAATGGGTGCTAATCAATTAGTAATTGAATTACGTAATTTACCATCATATAAAACTAGATTTGCTGGTAATGAAACTCGTAGGGCTGCTGGACTAAATGCTTTATCTGAAGCAGAATATTTAGCCCAAGAAAAAGATTACTCAGAAACTTTAAGACAATTTGGTCAACAAAGATTAGCAACACGAGCACAGTTTTCTACTTTAATTGGTAATGATATATCTAATATTGAATTAGGTAAGCGTGTTGGTATAGCCGTTAATCGTTTGGCTAATACTAATCCAGCAATAAAAGCACAATTAAAGGCTTTTTATCCTACAATTAATGATTCAGATATTGTGGCTTTTTTCCTATCACCAAAGGAAGCCTTACCAGAACTAGAGGCTAAGGTAACTACTGCTGAAATTGGTGCTACTGCTGCTCAATATGGTTTAGAAACTGACCTTGCAAGGGCTAGTGAACTACAAAGATACGGTGTTGATTTAGCAAGAGCCCGTCAAGGTTATGAAAACATAGCCCAAATATTACCTAGAACAGAAATGTTAAGTGATATATATAAGCAGACTGGTATTGACTATAACCAGACTACTGCTGAACAAGAAGAATTTAAAGGGCTTGCGTCTGCAAGACGTGCCCGTAATCAACTAGCCCAATTAGAAGCAGCAGCATTTAGTGGTGCTTCTGGACTAGGCAGAACTTCGCTTACAAGCAATATAGGCGGAGCAATATAAGAATCCCGATGTGGACTGACCAGCCCCACACGGTGTATAAGACTGGTAGCAAGAGCCAGCCTATCTACCCCTGGATAGAACTGTGGCTTGCGACTAACAACGAATAGAAAGGGTGGTTACTATGAGTAACAACTACTGGGATGAAGAAGAAGACGAACAAGATACACCAGAGCAGCAATTAACTGGCGATGATTTAGTTAAGAAACTAAGAAAAGCCAAACGTGCTGATGAAAAGCGTATCAAAGAACTATCCGAACAACTTGAAGGATTCCTCAAGGAACGTAAGGAAAGAACCGTCACAGAAGTCCTAGCAAAAAAGGGAGTAAACGCTAAGGCTGCTCGCCTAATACTTAAAGATGTAGAGGATACCACAGAAGAATCTATTGATTCTTGGCTTCGTGATAACGGAGATTTAATTGGTTACAACCCACAGGCTGAAGTAGAAGAAAAGCAGAAAGACCTTGCTGCATTACGCCAGCAAGACATTATTACCCAAGGCGGAATTGCTCCAGACAAAGCCGTAGATTTAGAGCGACAACTAGAAAATGTTGACTCTATAGATGATTTAATGAATCTTCTACGTAATTCCTAATCCGTTCATAGTCACTTGGAGGTGACGCAAACAATGGCAAACGCCTATACAGATACAGGTGCTTCCTCTCTTGGAGGTACCACTGGTGGCGCAGGTCTCGTACAGAAGGCATATGACCGCCTTCTAGAGTTTGCTCTCCGTTCAGAACCACTACTTCGTTCTGTCGCAGACAAACGTCCTGCCCGTCAGGCTTTTCCAGGCTCAACAGTTGTTTTACAACGCTATGTTGACCTAGACCAAAAGACCTCTACTTTATCTGAGACAACAGACCCAGATGCAGTAGCGCTCTCAACACCGACTTCAGTAACCATTACTCTTAACGAGTATGGTAATGCAGTCCTAGTAACCCGTGCACTTGAGTTGTTCTCACTTGCAGATGTAGACCCAGCAATTGCAAATATTATTGCATATAACCTTGCTGATTCTATTGATGCAGTTGTGTCTTCAACTTTAACTGGCGGAACAAATGTAATTTACGGTGGAAGCCGTACATCTACAGCAACTATCACTGCCTCTGACACAATTGACTCAGCAGACATCCGCAAGGCTGTTGCTAAGTTACGTGCCAATAAGGCAAAGGCTCGTCGTGGTTCATACTACTGGTGTGGTATTCACCCAGAAGTTTCACACGACCTTCGTGCAGAATCTGGTAACTTGGGCTGGAACTTTGTTCACGCACAATCAGCACCTGCCGTTGATAATATCTGGGCTGGTGAAATTGGAGATTACGAAGGCGCATTCTTCGTAGAGTCTTCACGTATCCCATCTGCTAAAAATGGTGCAGACCAATCTGCTCTTGCAACTACAACAGCAACTGTTGCTGGTACTTCAGCAGGATTTACAATAGGAGTTGCTTCATCTTCCGTCATTGCTTCTCGTGCAGAAGTTGGCGATAAGATTGCTGCAACTGGTATTGCTTCAGGTGCATTGATTTCTGCAATTAGCACAACTGGTTCAACTACAACAATTACTGTAAACACAGCAAATACTGCTGCTGTTACTGTAGGTGCAACTGTTACTGTAACTCCAGTAACCCGTGTATTTGATACTCTGCTATGCGGACAGCAAGCAATTGCTGAGGCTGTAGCAGAAGAACCACACATCGTTATCGGTAACGTAACCGACAAGTTGATGCGCTTCCGCCCAATGGGTTGGTACGGCGTACTTGGCTTTGCTCGCTATCGTGAGGAAGCGTTGTATCGTATTGAAACAGGTTCTTCAATCGCTGCTCTTTAGTTGATTGACTGTAAGATACTGTTTAAACGGCGAATACGTTGCAGTATCTTGCGGTGAGTTCATTAGGAGGACTTATGACTGATTGGCTTTTTAAAACACCTACCACAATGGAAGGTCCAGCAGGAC